AAACATTTCATTTCTGATTTCCGTAGTATGGAAAACAATTCATTCGAATGGAATAGGAATGACAAAAAATATATGGCACCACTTAGCACATATGCATTAAAGATTGCTAATACTATATTGCCTAAATATTTTAAATCAACAACTTACAGTATTGAGGTAATGGAGTTACTAAATCAGGTAGTACCTTATGAGGCAGATGTATGGAAGCCCACATATTTAAAATCCAATGGTAATTATTATGTTGGTGCCATCAATCAATATCTATACGATCATATAAAGGATTTAAACTTTGATGACAATCCTAAAACATTATTTAACTTATCGCAATATGGTATTACGGTTGATAAGTCTGTAACATGTGATGATCCTAAAAAGATATTTGCATCTGAATTCAATACTGTTATTGATTTGGATAACCTATCCACAGTTCTAGTATGGTTAAAGGAACTTGATGTAGACATGGTATATTTTGGGCGTGGACTTAGCGGTGCAAATACCCGAAGAGAGATAACAAGCATGATTGAGTCACTAAATATATCAGTCAGTACTAATCCTAAATTTTACACTGACGATGATGCGACAAACCCCGTGATGCTAAAATTAACAGATACCGCAGATTACCTACCTCACCACAAAGGTAAACGACTATCCAAATATATTAAATTACAAATTTCAAGGCCGGTAAACGTAAAATGAGAGAAGCAAAAATAATAATTAAAGATGAAGTCAATGTAAAAATTGAAGGTCTAGAACTTGATGCACGTAGAGCATGCATGAAGAAATTTGAATATGATGTACCCGGCGCAAGATATTTACCTAGCGTCAAGTTAGGTCGTTGGAACGGCAAGGTAAGTTTCTTTAGTTTAGGTGGTAGCAGTTATATTAATTTACTTACTGATATAGTACCTATATTAGAGCAATATGATTATGACATATCATTACATGATATGCGAGAGTACCAAACGACATTTAATTTCGCTCAAGTGTCCGAGGATTCATTTGCAGATAAAACTTGGCCTAAGGATCATGTAATGGCAGGTAAGCCAATCATGTTACGTGACTATCAAGTAGAGATTGTTAACAACTTTTTAGCCAATCCACAATCGTTACAAGAAGTTGCTACAGGCGCAGGTAAGACTATTATGACTGCGGCACTATCAAAAAGCATTGAGTATTATGGACGTAGTATTGTCATTGTGCCTAATAAAAGTTTAGTAACACAAACAGAAGCAGACTATATCAATATGGGTTTAGATGTAGGTGTGTACTTTGGTGATCGCAAAGAATTTGGAAAGACACACACTATATGCACATGGCAAAGTCTTAACAATTTGCTAAAGAATACAAAGTCAGGTGATGCTGATGTATCCATTGGTGAATTTATTGAGAACGTAGTTTGCTTGATTGTTGACGAGGTCCATATGGCTAAGGCTGATGCACTTAAGACATTGTTGACAGGGGTATTCAGTCATGTACCTATTCGATGGGGACTTACTGGAACGATACCTAAGGCAGAGTTTGAAAAGACTGCACTACTTGTAAGTTTAGGTCCTGTTATTAATAAGTTAAGTGCAAGTGAGTTACAGGATAAGGGTGTATTGGCGCAATGTCACGTGAACATTGTACAGTTAAAAGACGGCGCAGAGTTTAGTAATTATCAAAGTGAACTTAAGCATTTACTTGAAGATGAAAAACGATTAGATAAAATTGCACAGTTGATTGACAAGATTAAAGATAGTGGTAATACGTTAGTACTAGTAGACCGTGTAAACGCAGGTAAAGAACTAATTGATAGACTACCTGATAGTGTATTCATATCAGGTGAAACAAAATTGACAGAACGCAAAGAGGAATATGATGAAGTTAAGACTAGTGCTAACAAGATTATTGTGGCGACTTATGGTGTGGCCAGTGTGGGTATTAATATCCCTAGGATTTTTAATTTGGTTCTTATTGAGCCCGGAAAGAGCTTTGTCCGCGTTATACAAAGTATTGGACGAGGCATTAGAAAGGCTGAAGATAAGGACCATGTAGAGATTTGGGATATAACTAGTGACTGCAAGTTTGCCAAACGACACTTAACACAAAGAAAAGCATATTACAAGGAAGCAAACTATCCATTTAGTTTGGAAAAACTTGACTACTAAGAATAAACATGATAGAATAATCAAATGAGAATATTAACCTTAGAAAACATACACTATAATTTAGAAACGTTGCCAGAAGAAATTGATGACCTTCGTTTCGCTATAATGGATAACAGTAATCCGCAGAATGTAGATTATCATTATATTCCATTAATCTTTTTAGAGAGTTTCAGTAGCCCTGCACTAGTATTAAGAATAGGTAATCGTTCAATTAAGATGCCCGTAGATTGGCAAGTATTGATTGGTGAAAAGGATCATGGAGACCTAGAAACATTACCACTATCTAGTTTGAACGACAGAGGCTTTAGTGTATTTGAGTTTAATCCGTTAAGCAGTTTTAATCCTAGTTTCTTACCAATAGAGATTATGGATATATACCATGATGTAACCTGGTATGCTCCTCGATTACGTAACGGACAGTTTCTAGCAGTACCCATTGATGATGGTCCTAAACCCAGATGTGTTTACTTTGTTAAAGAGATTAGTAGAAACTGTGAGATTGTAGATTACAGTCAGGTATTTTAATGGCAAAGAAAACTGCAACTCCAACAGACGAAAAGTTTACTGACGTAGACTTCCCACTCTTTGAGGCTATCAACGCTATCGATAATAAAGATTATGGGTACTATGATAGACTTACCCCCGAACAACAAAAGAAGTTTGTGCCATGGATGTTACTGCACTATGCTAGCACAGTCAAATCAAGTTCAGCGTTACAGCAGTTTCATTTATTGAGTACCCAAGAGTTTGCTAATAAGCATATGTTCAATGAGAATGTAGGCAATCATCCTAAATTGCAATGGATGATGCTATGTGCGGCTGGGTTAGGACAAGGTAAACAATTTCATCCTTGGATACCTCAGATTAAAGAACGTGTAAGTAAACTCAAAGATAAGGCAACAGTTAAAGACGTTAAAGAATATTACAGTAAGATATATCCTAAAGAGTCTGAGGATACGCACAAAGAGTTAGCACAGGCTTTTGTCGAAGAACAATCACGCAAGGTATATCTTGCACAGAAATTCCCCAATTTAAAATTTGATGAGATTGAGATATTGAATGGCATCGTTAGCAATAGTGAAATCGAACAATACGAAAAAGATAGCGGCAACTAAAGAGTTTGGTTGCGAGTTTTGTGGACGCACATTCTTGCGTGAGTCCACGGTCTTTAATCATATCTGTGAATCTAAACGTAGATGGCAGGATAAAGATAAGCAAGGCAATCGTATAGGATTCCAATCATGGCTACAGTTCTATACAAAGAACACTGCTACAAAAAAGAAACGTGATTATACGGACTTCATTAAAAGTTCGTATTACATAGCCTTTGTTAAATTTGGTACGTATTGTGCCGATGTTAATGTTGTTAATGTAAGCAGGTATATTGATTGGTTGCTTAACAATAAAATAAAGATTGATAATTGGAATAGTGACACAAACTATACAAAGTTTCTAGTAAGTTATCTACGTGAAGAAGATGCAATGGATGCTATTGCACGTAGTTTAGAAACACTAATAAATATGTCACCTACTGAAAAAATTTCTACTAAAGATATTTTAAGATATGGTAATCGTAATAGAATTTGTTATGCTATTACTACAGGCAAAATTAGTCCGTGGATGCTATATCAAAGTGAAAGTGGTAAACAGTTTTTAGATGAACTAGATGAGACACAGGTTAAAATGATAGTTGATTATATTAATCCTGAGTTGTGGGCAGTCAAATTCAAACGTAACCCGGAAGTTGTAAAACAAGTTAAGGAACTATTACGTGAAACGGGATACTGAATTTAAACACACGGTAAGAATAGACTGGAAACATGGTGATACCATTAGCAGATGGGACGAGAAATGTGCCTATGCACTAGAGACATTTGGTTTACCGGGAGACAAGTTTATTACGCATCCCAATGAAGATTACATGGAGTTTATCTTTAAAGAAGAACGTGATGCAATATTCTTTAGTTTAGCATGTCAGTGAGTCCATTCATTATACAGGAAACACCTAAGGGTTGGACAGTAACATGGCCAACTG